CTTCTTCAAATTCTTAACCATTTGTCTATATTATAGTGGCAGTGTCAGCCAATTGAAAGCTGGGGCGTGGATACACTGCATACCCTTCCACTGATGGTTTACAGACCATCAATCTGAATCAGATGATACTTTTATATGCTTTGGGTGAACCCTTTTTTGAGGTTCATATTCTGAATCCACTTCTTTGACTTTTCTATAAGCCAATTTCTTTAGTTGATTCACTTTATTCCATTTATCACTGTGTTCTTTGCTCTTGGGACAAGAAATTCTAAAATGATCATTTTGTCCACAGTAACTGCAAGTGGTTACTCTCGGCTTTTTAAAAGGGCAGTAGGCAGGCCAATGCCTAGTGTCACACCTATAACACAGTGGAGTCTCTTGTTTATCTATAGTAGATTCATGAAGATCAATAACAGCTTGAGGCACCCACTTGTGCTCTTGTTCCTGGGTTTGGCTAGGTACTGAGGAGTAAGAGTTACCCTCATTCTTCTCCAACCCTACACCACTCAATGCTGATTGTGTGATATCCACCACATCACTTATATCTAACGTTTCCTGATGCAAGTCAGGTCGACATAAATGCCTCTCATAAATCATTCCCAACGTGGATCGACCGGTTTGTATGTTGTCAGCATTTAACACCAAACCAACATTCCTTATATCACGTTCAAAAATATCTTTTATTAGGTCGTCCTTAAGCATATCCTTATAATCCATTCTATTTAAATATATCATCTGTGCAGCTGTGATTCCATATCTTTCAAACATAAATTGTTGTAATTTATAACAGGGCCTAATATTAATGCCCAAATGTCTGAAAGCCTCATCCCTATCCAATTTAACTGCTTTATAGGGTTGATATTTACGATATATGGACCTATGCCAATTATGCATGAATGGTATATGGCCATAATCCATCATATACGCGTTAGCAACTGACTTGACCCAACTACATTGCTTGTCCCTAGTGAAGGTATTGCACTTATTAGTTATGTACGCTTTACATAAGTTACGACCTGGTAACTGCGTCAATACATGCATAACTTCACCTACATTATTCAAACAAGGGACAAAACAAGCAGAGCAAAAGTTTATATTATATAAACTAACATTGGCCATTTTTATGTCCATTCCTAATATAGACATATCATGATTATACTGGGTCATATTCAAAGTCAGCCCGTCAAGAACTATAACAGTGTCATCACCGTTAACGATTATCCTTAAAACATCCTCATCAATTAAGTTCATGACGTTAAATTGTTTGTTGATGCAAAACAGCTGCATCATTACATTTAAAAATCCATTTCCTACTGAGGTATTTTGATCACCTGAATGCCTACCCCCATGTACTTCATATTTTATATACGGTTCATTTTTACTATAGCGAAATTTACCATGTGTGGTAAATTGTGATCGCAAAGCATTCAGTAACGCAGTGTTTGAACCAAACAACTTCCTATACAAAAGTTGTTCGACACATAGGTGTTTGGCACTTATATGTCGGTCAAACCTGCTATAATCTGTGTTGTAAAATATTGGGTTAACAAAATCCTTCAACACACCATCCATCCATTGGCCCACCTCAACTTTATTCATGCCGCTAGAGTAGGTGATTGCTTTAATTTTCTTCCCCTCTATGGCATAATCATAATTTTTGGTACCCCACAGCTGTTGCAATACATGAGATGCTGTTTTTATATAAGGTCCAATCAAAACGTTATAATCTTCATAACGGGCTGAGATAGCCCTCGGGTCATTCTCAATAAAATCATCATCATCAATCTTAGAAAAAGTTGCTTCGGATTTTGCGAACGCCTTGATGGTTAACAGTTCATCACGCAAATAACCCGCTTGCACTATCCTTTGATAAGCATCATTATATGCTGCTTTTCTAGTTGATGGGATTTGGGCCAACCACTGAGCCATAGGTTCTACTTCAAACGGCTCAAAGATTAGCAAATTGTCTAATATTGTCTTAGTGAAAGAATATAGGTTATCCATTTCTTCTGGGGCCGGTAATTCAATTCTCTGTAGCACTCTCTCTCTCAACGCTGTTATGGCACAACAAACATCATTACTAGGAAATTTAATCCTAGAATTATCCCCATAACAGGCTTCCAACTTGAGAGCTACCACCTTCTCACATTCAACGCAAGTGCATTTTACGTTGTCGGGGTAGAATATCTTTGCATCATCAGATAGTGCTGAATAACTTTCTCTCTCACCACAAAACCCATAGATTGGTAAAGGGTACTTTTCCTCTTTGCGCAGCAATCGAGCAGAAATAGCTCGCAAAGTAGGTAGGAATTTGTACTTTATTTTTAACTTGGCTGCTTCATCATCTAAATACGTTTGCGTATAGTTGGCAAATTCCTTAGCAGCTATCACTATTGTTAGCATATCGTCCTGATTTATGCTAAATCCCTTATCTTTTAAGTTCTTGTACATTAATACAAGTGCCGTACACGACCGGCCTTGCAATCGATCACGTTGGGTACAAGCAAATGCTTGATTAAAAATCAATTGATAAGCCTGTATTACCACGTAAGCGCATAATCCTCTATTGTAATCAATAATATGATAAACATATGGAGTCTTATTACAAATAACACCGGTCATGGATATAACACTATGATCAAAGTTCGGATGGAACTCTTCATGACTTTCTTTACAAACTGCTTGGAACCAGTTTGTGAACCTTGTGTACCAACGCTGAAATATCGAGTCTTGTCTTAGGGCTCGCCCATGTCTATCCTCGAAGCCATCATTATTCAATACTTTAAATATTAAAAATGGTGAATAATTGGCCACAAACTGGAGTGAACCTCTACAGTTATACTTAATTTCAAACCCAGTATCATTAATAAAACCTGTTGTAGTGGCCATCAATTTAAATTTATTGTTGATCTCGACTAGGGGTTTATCGAGCAACATTATATAGTCGCCAACGCTCTCGTCAGTTAACTTTATGCGAGCTCCTATGCCAATCTCCATTTCCGTTACGAGTAACGCAAAAGAACTATCAAAATCTAACGACATTTCGATAGGATTGTTAAACTCCAACGGTTTAGGGGGTGGCAGGGGGCACACTTTAGTAGGCCGTATTAAATCGACCTTCTCCTTAGGACGTTTCTGTTTGGTTAATTCAACCACTTGTTCAGATTCTGAACGACTTGAAGTCTGTTCTACAACGTATTTTTCCTCTGGTATTTCTGAGCAAGTAGGAG